TCTTTAGTAGTCCAAGTTTCACCATACTTAACTTCTTGTGTTTGATTACTTTCGTTTCCACCATTAGCATTATATGTTATTGTATATGTATTTACTTTCCAATTTACTCCTAGTACTACTGTACAATCTTTACTAGTAGCATCGCAGAAGTCACTTGCTTTGTATGCTACTGATTGATCATATGTTTTTCCACTTGTTGTACATCCACTTTTACATTTCCATTCTTCTTTGGATACGGCAGAATATCCAGTTTTTGTTATCTTTAAATATTTTGAATAATTATAGTTAGGTAAACCATCAGAAGCTGTGCTACCATTATAGTTTATTTTGAAGAAAGAATCGGAATAAGTACTTCCATTAGCATTTGTTCTTTCGATAATACCATTATTTTCTCTCCATTTATATGTATTGCCTGTTGAACTAACAGTTGGTGATGTTAAGGAACCATTATTAGTACTAAATTTAATAGTAACTATATAGGCTTTTGTTATTGGATAATATGTTGCACTAGATGATATATTTTTACTTGTATTTGCATTCCAAGTACTTTTTGTAGCGTCTTTAGTGGTGTTCCAGCCTACAATAGAATATCCTTTTCTCTCAATAGTAGGTGAAGTTATACTACAGCTTTGTCCACTTATAGCATAACATGACTTGGTAATGTTAATTGTTCCTCCACCTATTTTGTCAGCAGGTTCTTTAATAAATGTTATTGTATATTTATTTATAGTAAAATCTTTAGTACTTTCATTATAATTATTACTCTTATCTACTGTTCTAGCTGTTACTTTTACTTTTCCAGTAGTAGTATAACTTATATTTATCTGATTACTTGAAGATTGATACCAAGTATCTTTTTCTATATTAGTAGTAGTAGATCTATCACAAGTAAAGATATTATTACTTAGAGTACATCTCTTAACATTAATATTACTAGTACCTTTAACAGTAGATTTAAAATAATACTTAGCTTCTCCGTTTATATTAGCATTATTATATTTAATAGTTAATGTATTAGAACTTAATGTATAAGTAGGCTTCTTTATAACTTTAGTATTTCTACTTTCAGTATTAGAACATAAATAACTTTCTCTACTAGTTTTCATACATACTCTTAAATAATACTTTTCATTTTGTTTTAATCCTTGTAATTTACAAGTATTGCCTTCTATAACACCAGTCTCTTTTATATTAGCAGAACTATCACCATACATACATACTTTGTCAGACATAGTACTACTTGGATTAGTCTTAGCATCAGAAAATTGTACATGTATCTCATCAGTATAACTAGTACCATTATCTAACTTAGGATAATCTGTAACCTCTTCATTAACTATGTTACCCATACATACTTTATAACCATCACTATTAGCTTTATCTTTAGTTAATATTTCAGCTTTACTATTAACCATAGTTACTTTATTCTTCTTTACTAAAACATAACTATGTATATCAAAATCTTTACTTTTAATATTTGCTTTTTTATCAAGTAACCCTTTATTCATAAGTTCTTCAATAGTAATACAAAAATATTTATTCTCTTTATCAGTAATATCTAACCAATAACTACTATCATCATTCTTTTCAGTAGCATATGTTTCAGCTGCTTCTTTAATACTATTTATACTTATATTAAGTGACTTATTTTTAGAAGTATTAAAAGCATTAATAATACCATAAGTAGAAAAACCTAAAACTAATCCTATTATAAGTATTACTGCTAGTAGCTCTATTAGCGTATATCCTTTTCTATTTAGTTTCATATTTATCACCTACCATTAACTTAATTATACAATAAATTAGGCTAATAATCAATAGTTTATGCAAAAAAATACAATTTATACATTAAATTAGTTATTAACGTTTTAATATATATAAGAAGCTGACGAGCTTCTTTTTTAATGTCTTTTTTCAATTAGACGTAAAAGAAATTGAAATGTTGGGCATACGACGTTAAAAATAGCAAATATTATCAAATTCGAGGGAAGAAAAACCCGTAGAAAATCGTAGGAGGAGAAATATTATGAAAAGAAGTTTTTTAGAAGGATTATTCAAAGATTTAGAAGCGGAGGATAGCGTTAAGAAAAATATCATTGATAGCATTATGACTGAAAATGGTAATGATGTTAACGCAGAAAAAACAAAAACTTTAACTGCACAAAATGATTTAAAAGTAAAGGAAGGATTAATCGAAGAACTAAACAAAAAAATAAAAGAAAATGGTTCTGTCGATATAGAAGAAATCAAAAGAGTAGCTAAAGAGGAAGGTTTTGCTGAAGGTTCTAAAGAAGTTGAAGAATTTAAGAAAACAAACGCACTAAAAAGTTCCATAAAAGGAGCAAAAGACTTTGACTTAGTTTATAGCAAACTAGACAAAGACAAAATTAAATATGAAAAAAATGATAAAGGAGAGTACACAGTAAGTGGCATTGATGAACAAATCAAAGATGTCAAAGAAAAGTATTCTTTTTTGTTTGAAGAAAAAGATGACGGAAGCTCAGAAATTAATCTTGGCGGAAATCATACAGAAAAGCCACAAGATACAACTCCAACGTTATATGGAGCATTAAAAGAAAAATTTAATTAATAGGAGGAAATAAAAATGATAACATTAGAAGAAGCAAAAGTAGGAATGGCTGATAAAGTAGATCAAGCAGTCATTGATGAATTTAGAAGAGGGTCTTTATTATTAGATAAATTAGTATTTGATAATGCTGTAGCACCAGGAACAGGGGGAAGTACATTAACTTATGGATACACAAAATTAAAAACACCATCAACAGCAGGATTTAGAAAAATAAATGGCTCATATTCAAATAACGAAGCTAAAAGAGAAAAAGCAAGTGCAGACTTAAAAATATTTGGAGGAAATTTCAAGATTGACCGTGTATTAATAAACACATCTGGTGCAGTTGATGAATTAGATTTTCAAATGAAAGAAAAAATAAAGGGAGCTATAAACTTATTCCACAATACTGTAATTAACGGAAACGAATCAGTGAACGAAGATGAATTTAATGGACTAGATGTTATGTTAAAAGGTTCTAGCACTGAATATAATGCATCTGAATATGCGATAACAAAAGATACTGATGTAACAGCAGGGAAGGTATATTACACTAGAAGTGGTTCAGGAACTACAAGTTCTCCATACAAATATACAAAAGTAGCAAATCCACAAAAAGCCAATATAGCTACATATTATGAAGTATCTAATGAGTTTGATTTATCAACATCTAAAAAAATGGATGATAATTATCAAGAATTTTTAGATAAAATGGATGAATTTGTTTCAATTATGCAAGGAAAACCAACAATGTTTTTAGGTAATAACAAATTAATTACAAAAATTAAAGGTATTGCAAGAAGAGCAGGATATTATACTAAATCAGAAGATGCGTTTGGTAGAAGTGTTGATATGTGGGATAACATTCCATTAGTAGACTTAGAAGAATATTTCGATGGAACTAATACAACACCTTGCGTAAAAATTTCTGAAGATGGATTGACAGACTTATATGCGGTTCAAATTGCAAAAGATGGATTCCACGGAGTTTCTCCAACTGGAAATGGAGTTTTAAGCACTTGCTTACCAGATATGAAAGCTCCTGGAACAGTTAAAGAAGGAGACGTAGAAATGGTTGCTGCAGTTGTATTAAAAAATACACTAAAAGCTGGAGTATTTAGAAACATAAAAGTAAAATAGGAGCTGATAAAGATGAAATATGCAGATTATAGCTATTATTTACTTGAGTATAAAGGAAAACTACAAGAAATCTTTTTTGATTCACTAATAATAAAAGCAAGCAGAGAAATTGATAAGAATGTCAATACAAGACTAACAGAAACAAAAATAAATAATTTGCCAAAAGAAGCACAAGAACAGTTGAAATATACTGCTTGTGCTTTAGTTGATTTAATAAATAAAAAGGAAGAAAGTACAAACAGAAAGATTACTTCATATTCGATAGATGGAGTAAGCAAAAACTTTAAAGTGCTTTCTGATGAAGAATATAAAGTGGCTAAAAAGGAAATAATCAATTGTTTGCCTGATGAATTAACATGCTTTTTATAGGGAGGTTAGTATGGAAGATTTTCCAATGCAAGATATAACAATATACCATAAAAGTAATAACAAATGGGATAGATATGTTGTAGAGGCTAGTTATAGAAATACTTCAATAACAAATCATGACAGAAATGGGTCAGATTCAACTGACAATGCCTTAATTAGGATTTTTGACATCAATGGATATAATTTAAAGTGGTTTGTAGAAAATGACGATATTATTGTAAATAAAAAGGTAGAAGATGTAATGGAAAGAGTACCATTAACAGAACTAAGTAAAAAATATGGCACTCAAAATGTTCACAAAGTAACTTATATTTGATGATGAGGATTTACCAAATCATATCAAGATAGGTGCAATATGAGTTATATTATTAAAACAAAACCACTACAAACTATTTATAGAGAATTAGGTCTAGAAGAGCGAGGGAAAGTACAGCAATTTTTAGGAAAAACGGTTGCTGACAATCTCAAAAAATATGTTTCTTTAAAAAGTGGAACACAAAAAGACTCTGTAAATCCTATTAATGGAGGAAAACAAGTAATAATAAACGTTCCTTATGCAAGATTCCAAGCAGAAGGAAAAGTTATGGTAGGAGTAAAAAGTAGAAGTGCCTATGCTAGACGTGGAGAAAGAAAAGTAGTTATAAATAAAAATTTAAAATATCACAGCAGTAAATTAAGAGGTGCACACCCATTTGAAAGAATGAAGGCAGACAAAAGAGACAAAATATTAATGCAAACAGCAAATTATGCAAGGAGGTTAGACAATGGATAAAGCAATAAACGAATGGTTGTTAAAATATGGACCAATAAAAGAAATAGCAGAAATGATACATACAGAGGAACTACCAGAAGAAACAGATACTTTAGCCTTGCAAAGGAGTGGAGTAGAAAATTTGCCACTAAAATATATAACAGATACAGGCTGGTATAGACAATATCAATATGCATTACTTTTAAAAGCAAATAGTGAAGATGACATACAAAGATTAGAAAATTTAGACTGGTTAGATGATTTAAGCGATTGGATAGATAAACAAAATCGACTAAGAAACTATCCAGTATTAAAAAATAAACAAATAAAACAAATTAGCTGTGCTAATGCGATAACCTATGAAACTGATGAAAAAGGTTTTATAAGTACGTATTATATACAGCTTTATTTTAATGTAAGAGGAGGAATTTAAAATGGCAGTTGAAGAATTAACAGATATCATGGAATATGACGAAGCACATTACTTTGGAATAAATAATGAAATAGTATTAGGTGGAGTAATTACAGAAATGACAGAAAGTTCAAACCCAACAGAGTCTGAAAAGCAATACATACACCAAAAATCAAAAACAAAAAAGATTACAGGATTTTCGAATGAATTTCCTATTACTATGGATATGGTTAAAGGCGATAAGGTGTTTGACTATATGTATAATTTATTCTATGAAAGAAAAACAGGTTCAGACTTAAATATAGATCATTACATAGTAAATTTATGGCAACCAGTTGCAGAACAGGAAAATACATTTAAAGCAAGAAAAATAACACAGACTTGCAAAATAACAGAATGTAATGGTGCTGCAGGGGAACAAAAACAAATTACAGGATCTCTTGAAGGTGGAGAATTTGTTTATGGTACATTTAATGTAACAACAAAAACATTTACAGAGAATGCGTAAAAATAATAGGTAGATATTAAAGATAATTATGTTAGGAAGGATAAAAAATGAAAAGTAAAAGAGTAAGTTTTGGGTATGAAGATACAGACCAAAAAATTGAAGTTGATATATACGGATTGGTCTTTGAAATTAATAAGAAAAATATTGTAGATAAAGATTTGAAAGATATTAATGAAGATGAAGATACCATAGAGAGAGAAATAAGAGAAGTTATAGGAGAAGATTCAATAGAAAAGATAAATAATAAAAGATTAAAAGATGGATACGATGAAATGACCTTAGATGTAGAGATAGCTGTGTTAACTTGTATATATAAAGCATATATAACAGCTACCTCAGGGAATATGATAGATGAAGTAATGAATACAAACAAAGAATTAGAAAATAAAGCAAGAAATTTAGATAGCGAAATGAACAGAGAACAAAGACGAAATTATAATAGAAATAATTATAGAAGAAACAGAAATTATAGGAGATATTAATATGATTATGTTTAATAGACTACCTTATTTTGTGATC